CGACAACGACCGGCCCGACCGTCACCCGTTGGCAGGCACGCGCATACGCCGCCCCCACCCGCGCTCGCGTGTTTTCCATCCCGATCATCCTGCACAACAAACTGAACGTCCGAGGACGCGAGTACTACCAAGATGTGATTGACGAACGCACCTTCTTGGAGTCACTCGTACAGGATTCGGAGGTGGTCTCCTATCAGGAAGGTCACGACTCCTTTGAAGTGATCGTGGAGAATGTAGAATGGGTACCGATGGAAGCTCTCAACAGCGGTTGGGAGTGGCAGGGTACGGCAATTGTTACGGCAAGATCGATTGAATAAAGGATAGCGATGGCTTACACACGCAGGACATATGCCGGTGGTGCTGCGGCTACCACTATCACGGGGGCTTTGGCTTCTAATGGTACGAGTACGACTATCGCGGCGTATACGGGTTGGCCGTATGATGCGGCTAAGCCGTTTTATGTGGTGGTTTCTCCGGGGACAGCTTCGGAGGAGAAGATTCTGGTTACTCGGTCTACGTCTACTTCGACGACGTTGGATGTTGTGACGCGTGGGGTGGATGGTACGACGGCTGCGGCTCATGCTTCTGGGGCGACTATTTATCCGGTGTTTACGGCGGTTGATGCGGATGAGGCGAACGCTGTTGCTTCGACCTTGACCACGAAGGGCGATCTTCTGACGCATACGGGTACGGATTATGCCCGTACCGGGGTCGGTTCTAACAATGCGGTTCTGGTTGCTGATTCTGCTCAGACGAACGGCATCAAATGGTCGGCCACTCTTGCTGGTTTGAATTTGACCAGCCCGATCATTTCGTCTATCAGCAATACCGGCACTCTTACCCTGCCGACTTCTACTGACACGCTGGTTGGCCGCGCCACCACCGACACCCTCACCAATAAGACGTTGACCAGCCCGGTGATTTCGACGATCAGCAACACAGGAACATTGACGTTGCCGACTTCAACGGACACTCTTGTTGGTCGGGCGACGACGGACACGTTGACGAATAAGACGTTGACTTCTCCTAGCATTTCGGGTGCGGTGTTGGTGGAGACTGAGGAAACATGGAATGTGTCGGCCACCGCTGCGACCGGCACCGTGAACATGGATGTTCTTACCGCGTCAGCGTGGTATTACACCAGTAACGCGTCAGCGAACTGGACGTTCAACTTCCGTGGCAACAGCGGTACGACGTTGAATGATACGTTGGCGACGAATGATTCGATTACGGTTGCGTTTGCGGTGACTCAGGGTACGACGGCGTATTACGCATCGGCGTTTCAGGTTGATGGTTCGTCGGTTACTCCGAAATGGTCGGGCGGTTCTGCGCCGACTGCGGGCAATGCTTCGTCGATTGATTTGTATACGTTTACGATTGTCAAAACTGCGTCGGCCACATTCACGGTGTTTGCTTCGCAGACTCAGTTCAAGTGAGATAACTGATGCCGCTTATTGCTACGCGTGCTAATGCTTCTGCTCTCAGCACTTTGACTGGAAGGAAAAAAGCTCTGCCCTATCAGTGGGTCAGCGCCGGTAGTAACGGCGAACTGTATACCTCAACATCAACGACGTTTGCTGACGGTAGTTGGACTAGTAGAACCTCGTCTTTCGGTTCGACGAATATCGTCAGCGTTGCTTCAAACGGAACAAGTCTTTATGTCGCCGTCGGAGCATCAGGCAAGTTGGCCTCGTCACCCGATGGCATCACTTGGACGCAACGCACGAGCAGTTTCAATGCTGGAGACACCATCTCCGAGGTTGCCTACGGCAACGGTTATTGGGTCGCTGTCGGCGACAATGCCAAGGTCGCATACTCGACCGACGGCACAACATGGACCCAAAAGACGACTGGCATTACCGGCAACGTCACCCGAGTTTCATGGGGTAACGGACTGTGGATTATCGCAACTGCCACTGGAACCATGTATACAGCGACCGACCCAACCGGCACTTGGACATCACGCACCTCAACGCTGACGAACGTTGGCGGAATGATCTACTTCAAAGGTCAATCCATCTGGATCGCCGGATCAGACGCCGGAACCACTAACGCTCTCGCCTCAAGTACCGACGGACTTACATGGACTGCTCGAACATCCGCTATCAACATCTCAGCGGCCGGAGGATTCCGAGTCACCTGTAACAGCACGGTGGCGGCGGCGGCCTGCTACGACGGCACACTATCTTTCGATGTCCAATCCTCGGCTAACGGCACCACATGGACAAACCGGGCAGCCGCGGCAACCAGCGGGGTGATGTTCTCTTACACAGCGTCAGACGACGCTGGCCGAATGGTGCTACCCGGCCAAACATCTACAGACGGCATTACATGGTCCGCTAGAAGCCCACAGGGTCAGTTGGGCGTATGTCATTCGTCCGGAACACCGAGCATCCGATGAACACCTACCTCGCAACCGTCACCCCCGACAACCATGTGATCGTCACCATCAACGGCATTGAGGTCGATCGCCCCGGCCCATGGGACACCAGCGAAAACGCTCACCTGTGGGCATCAGCAATTGTGGCTTCTTTGGAAGAAGGCAACATTCATTATCCAGATCATCAGAAAGAGAACCCAGCATGAGCCGCCCGTATACAGGTAACAGCGACCCGACACCCTCCGCTCGACCCGGCACAAAGAAGTTTCAGGAATACATGGTGTTCCTGTTCGGCATGAAGAACCTCGGCATCTACGCCAACCGTCCCGTACGAGGCGGTAGCGGGCTGTCCGTTCACGCAACATGGCGGGCCTGCGATCTAGGTGGCAACGACAAGCAAATCGTTGACGCAATCAACTTCCTAGAAGCCAACAACGAAAAGCTGATGATCGAAGAAATCCATGATTACGGCAACCGTGTCAAGCCCGGTAAGCATGGTGCCGGTTGGCGATGTGATCGTGCCGCATGGAAAGTGTACGACAAGCCGACGATCGGTTCGCCCGGTGCCGGGTGGGTTCACTATGAGATCGCACCCGCTATGGCTGACGATCCGGCGAAAGTGGATGCTGCGTTCAAGGAAATCTTGGATGCGATCAGTAAGGCTTTCGCTTCTAAGTGACGCGCCTGTGGCGCATCGTGCCGTTTCTCGGCATTTTTTTGCTTGCTGCTGGTAACGCGTCTGCGTCAGGTCGCCTGCCGGTGGTTGGCCCGACTGACTATTGGTTTACGTTTGATGAGCCGACTGTGTTGGAGGTTCGGGCGTACGCGATCAACAACGGTATTGATTCGATGTTGTGGTTGTATGACGAAGCCGGTGGTGTGGTCGCCGCGAATGATGACTGGTTTGGTTTGGATTCGTGGTTGAGTGTGCCGGTGCAGGCCGGTTCGTATCGGTTGCGGGCTGGGGTGTGTTGCGGTAATCCTGACGCATGGTATGGGGTGTCGTATGAGGTGGAGGTGAACGGCACCCCTGTCGAAACAACCACCACTACCTCGACTACGACGACGACCAGCTCTACGACCACAACTACGGAGCCGGAAACCACCACCACTAGCGAAGCCCCAGCCACCGACTCTCCGGCTACCGACCCTCCCGAAACCGACCCGCCAGCAACAGACCCGCCTGCGACAGACCCGCCTGCCACCGAACCCGAAACCACCACCACCCAACCGGAGGAAACATGGCCGCCAACAACAATCCCCTCACCCCCCGACACCACACCCAAAACAACCAGTTCATCAAGTTCAACAACATCGACGACCTCATCGACTACCTCAACAACCTTGCCACCGACGACGACGGTTCCGCCGACAACAACGCTGCTAGCCACAACCCTCCCGGCGACAACAAGCCCCCTGACAACGGTTGCACCAACGACCGATGCGCCAACCGAAACTGCGGTTGCGACAACTGCCCGTGGGACTGTGACCCCAACTGTCACAACTGCACCCACCACAACAACATCACCGACCCCTTCTGACACCCCTATCGCACCACCCAACAATGCGACCGACGAACAGAAACAACAGTTCGAATCCGAAGTGAACGTGTTTGCAGGCGGGTATGACAACTATGTGCCAGCCGGTTCAACGATCACCGTTGCTCAAAGGCGTACAATGGTTGCCGCAACAGTCGCCGTATCCACCGCCCTTCCCGGCCCGATCCCTCGAAAGAAACGCCCATGAACAAATATCGCACCTTCTTGCAGGCTGGGGTTATGGCAGCCGGACTGATGCTCGTCTTGATCACCCTGTCCGGGACGACCCGCACCCTCGGCATCTGGCTAGCTGTTATCTCCACCATTCTGTTTGTGCTGGATGGGATAGCCGACCGCGGGTCAGACGACCCCGACAAGTAGACTATACTTGTAAAGTGAAAACGTCTGTACGAATCCAAGCTCTGCTGGTTGTAGCAGTATCTTTGGGTACACTACTGGCAGCCTGCTCTGATCGATATAGGAACCCTTGCGATGACCCAAACAACGAAACCGCAGCCTGCCAAACAGCCTCGCAACCGTAAGCGGTTGACCGCCGATGAGATCGCCGCACGCACCCGTGCTGCGCTGATCCTCACCCTCGCCGGGGTACTCCTATTCATTGTAGGAAGCCTCCTGTACTCCCTGATTTTCGTGTATCAGCCGGAGAAGATGGCCGAAGCTGACGTGAAAATGTTTGAGATTCTGTCGCCGTTGGCTGCCGGTATTACGGGTGCGTTGACCGGTCTAGCGGCTGGTAGCGCGTTGGGTAGCAAGAAGTCGGACGACGACGAATAACCGTGGAAACGGTGTGGGTGCCAGTTGTGGTCGCTTTGATTGGCGGGCCGGTCATGTGGTTCCTCACCCGCTTTGACCGTCGCAACACCGAACAACATGGTGAGAACCAGCGGGTCTTGAACCGTATCGAGAACAAGGTTGATCGCCTTGACGGACGCATCGATTCTCATATAGATTGGCACACCCACAACGACTAAACCCCTGCATACAGGGCGTTTTTATTGAAGGTGCTTGACATTGCCAGACGATCTCGTTCAACTACTCCCTGAAATCAGGCATTACCTATCGAGGGTGATGCCACGTGGGACAGCAGATGGCGACAGACTCGCCGCCATCATTGCTAGATTGGAGAGTTATGGGACTGGCCGACGATCTCATCGTCATAAAGACCGCACCTGAACTATGTCCGTTTGGGCGTATGCGCGACGAGCTGAATGAATCAGATCGTGCAGCGTTGGATGGTGTGACCACAGAAATATTGGCGACACCAACCAACGTGCGTATGGGTACTTCGGGTGGTGTCACGATTGCATGGTTGCATGGTGCGCTTCGCAAGAACGGGGTGCGTATCGGCAGGCAAACCATCAACGATCATTTGCGGGGGGTGTGTCGTTGTGAGTCTCGCTAACGAACTGTCTGCTGCGCCGGTCGACCGGAAGGTGATGCTCGGCAAGATCGCTGACCTGTTAGATCGGCAGGGTATTAGTGTCGATGAGGTTGGCAAGATCAACCGTGTTTCGTTGTATCAAAGTTTGACGAAGAACGATGACGGCGAAGCTGAGGTGCATGACCTGATCGGGTTGCAGTTCTCGCCCGCATGGGAAACCGGCCCGCAGTTCGATCCGGTACGGCAAGGCCCACCCGTGAAGGTGACGTGCCGTCCCAGCAAGGGGCTACCGAAACCCGAGGGCATGGAAACCGCGGTCATTCTGCCTGATATGCAGATCGGCTATTACCGTGCCGCTGACGGTGCGTTGGAACCGACACATGATGAGCAGGCAATCTCGATAGCGGAAAGCATCATCGTCGCATTACAGCCCGATCAGATTGTGTTGGTGGGCGACAACCTTGACGCACCCGAGTTCGGCAAATACCGGCTCTCACCAGCGTTCGCTCAAACCACCCAAGCATCTATTGACCGGGCCACCGAACTGTGCTTCCGGTTACGCGCCCTCGCACCTAACAGTCGCATCACATGGATCGCAGGTAACCATGAAGAACGAATCAGCAACGCCACCCTCGACAATCTCAAAGCGGCGTTCGGTATCAAACGCGGTCTTGCACCGGACTCTCTACCCGTACTATCTATACCGTTCCTCTGTCGAATGGATGAAGCACAGATTGACTACAAGCCGGGATATCCGGCAGGGTCGCATTGGATCAACGAACGGTTGCGTGTCATTCACGGCGACAAGGTTGCGTCGGGTGGCAGTACAGCTCACAAGTATTTGGCGAACAGCAAAACGTCGGTTGTTTACGGACACATCCATCGGCGCGAATGGGCTGAACGGTCACGCGAAGATTTTGATGGGGCGAAAACGATCTTGGCTGCTAGCCCCGGCACTTTGGCGCGATGTGATGGGAGCGTTCCGTCTACGAAAGGCGGCCTCGACTTGGAAGGGCGACCGCTACCGATAACCGAAGATTGGCAGCAAGGTTTGGCGGTGGTCACCTACCAGCCGGGGGACGGCGAGTTCTGGTATGAGCAGATTCCGATTCACTCTGGGCGTGCCTACTGGCGAGGTAGACTGTATGTGTGAGCAACAAGTGGTCAGAGTGCGAGGTTTGTGGTGAGTTCATCGAGCGAACATGGCGACGATGCGAAGCGTGCGAAGAAACCGGGGCCACCACGAAACCCGAACGCCGAAGTGTACGACGACAGCGACTCGACGTGGCCGATGGTGATCGTCCAATGGCGTGATGCGCACACCGGAGAACCCGGCTGGACGTACCTCTCCGACTACGACCCCGAACCGTGTTTGCCGTTGACTGTTGGATGGGTGGTGCCGGACTGCAAAGACGGCTATCTCACCATCGCCGGAACCGTCATGAACACCGCTGACAGCCCGGATGTGGTCTCCGATCTGAACCATATTCCGTGGGAAAACATTGTGGCCTGCTACTCCCTATCGACGTATATGCCGATCAACTGGAATACAGAACTTAGGGATTGACAAACCCTGCCACACCCCCTTAGTATCGTCCGTGGGAAAGCAAACAGAGAGAGGAAGCTTGATGTCCCTTATCTATAAACCTCAGCATGGGTCTGACGAATGGTTACGTATCCGTCATCGTGACCCGGAAGGCCGTCCGGTTATCTCAGCGTCGGATGCGGCAGCGGTTCATGGTGTTCACCGTTTCAAAACGATGCACCAGTTGTTCGCAGAGAAGATCGCTGACGAACCGGAACGTACGGAGACGACCGCTGCGATGGATCGTGGCAACCGGCTCGAACCGATTATCGGTCAATGGGCCAGCGACCTGCTCGGTGTCCGACTGGTTCAACCGTCGTATATGTACTGGCTGGATCACAGCAACCATCCGATGATCGCCACACTTGACTTTGTTGACGAGCATGGTTACGAGAACAGCAACCCGCAAATGATCGTTGAAGTCAAAACATTCAACGGTGTATGGGACGGTGTGCTACCCCCGTATTGGCGGTGGCAAGGAGTACAGCAGGCGATTTGTGTCGGCCCGCACATCCACGAAATCACGTGGGCGATCTTTGATTCGACGTTGCAGTTGCAGTTGTTTGTGCAGCAGATCACCGAAGAAGAACGTCACGCCCATCTCGGAGCGGTACAAGAGTTCTTGTTCTGGGTGAACTTGGGAACACCGAACCCGGAGTGGCCTGCTTCGTATGATGATGTGGCGTTGGTGTACCCGGAAGCATCCGACAAGCAGGTGGACATCACCGCCCACGCCCAGTTGTTGCGCGAGTTACGTGATGTTCAGGAGCAGAAGAAACAGCTCGCTGAGATTGAGGATGATTTGAAAGGTAAGATCGCTACGTTGATCGGTGACGGTGATACCGGCCTGATTGACGGGCAGGTTGCTGTCACGTGGAAGCAGCAGAAAAGGTCGTCGTTCGATGGGAAGGGTTTGCAGAAAGCTCATCCTGATTTGTACGATGAGTTCACGAAGATCAGCACGTTCCGTGTGCTGCGTATCAAAGGGGAAAAGTAATGGAACAGAGAGAAGCACTACTGAAAGTCTTGAAAGACTATGCAGTACCTGACCCGAAGATTGTCGGCAAACTACCGAAGGGTGGCATCACCCTTGACTTCGTAGGTCACGCTGACATCACCCGCATCCTCATCGAGGTTGATCCGTTGTGGTCATGGTCGCCCGTCGCGTGGGACGAAACGACCGGGATGCCGAAGGTTCATGTGGCGAACGGTGTCGCAACCATGTGGGGAACCCTCACCGTCTGCGGCAAAACCCTGCTAGGTGTCGCCACCTGTCAAGCAAACAAGCCTGACTTGTACAAGGAACTCGCATCGGACTTTCTGCGTAACGCTGCGATGCGTTTCGGAATCAGCCTGAGCTTGTGGTCGAAAGCCGAATGGGAAGATTTGGGTGCCACACCCACACCCTCCGCACCGGCCCGCAAAGTTGTCGCCAAAACTCAAACCGTTGTCGCGACACCGATCAGCAAAGAACAACTCGACAAGTTCCTGTCAGCGTGTGCCGCCGCCAACTTGGATCACGATGCGGTAGCCGACCACGCTGGCATCAACCTACGTGAACCACTCACCAGCGAACACATGGGCGTTCTTCGCAAATCATTCAACTTCCTGAAACTCAAAGGAGAATCACAATGAACCACACAGTTGTCATGGGTAACGTCGGACGGCAACCCGACGGACTGCGTTACACCAGCGCAGGACTTGCCGTATTGAAGTTCTCACTCGCAGACACACGCGGCAAAGACGAACAGAAGAAAACCTCTTGGTACGATGTAGTCGTATTCGACAAGCAGGCCGAAGCAGTAGCCGAACACATCAGCAAAGGTGACCGGCTGATCGTCGTCGGACGCTTCCAAGTCGAGGACTACGACAAGAAGGACGGCACGAAAGGACGCAGCGTTCAGCTTGTCGCAGACGAGATCGCCGTATCTGTCAAGTATCGACGCACCGACACTAACGATGCTGTCAAGCAGGCATTTCCCGGTTCCACATTCGATGACGAAGAAGCGTTCTAACCCTCATCGTGTAAACTGGTATTGCCCATCATGCGGGCTGACCATAACTACCCACGTACTGTTGAGTGCGATACCAGATCATTCGTGTCGCACTCAACGGTTACGTCGAATACGCTTGGAGCCACGTGAGCAAACAACGTCAGAAGGGAACGAGCTTTGAGACAGCCATCGTCGGCTGGCTGAAAGAACACGGCTTCCCGTACGCCGAACGACGTGCGTTACACGGCACGTTCGATAAGGGTGACATCACCGGGACAGGCCCGCTGGTATGGGAATGTAAGAACCATAAGACGCTCGCCATCTCAGAATGGTTGAGTGAAACCGAGGAAGAACGTAAGAACGCTGCTGCCGATATCGGGATTCTGGTTGCGAAACGACGCGGCTACGGTGATCCCGCTGAGCAGTATGCGATCTTGTCCCTCGCCCAACTTGTAGCCCTGCTGAAAGCCGCTGGCTACTGACCGAAAGGCCACTATGAAACGCTTTATTGCTTGCCTGCTTCTCGCAGGCTGTATCGACACATATGCTCAGCCGCCCGCTACGGATCGGGTGGTACAAGACACCACCGCCCACGTCAGCGAGCCTCCTGCGACCGTATACGTGCCTCTCCGAGCCGACTATCAGCAGACAGTCACCACCCCACCAACCACTCCGCCGGACACTCCGTGTGCCGAATGGTATGACACCGCCATCCGGGTTGGCTGGCCGGTCGAACAATGGGAACGATTGTCCAAGATCATGTTCCGTGAATCCCGATGCCAACCCGATGCGTTGAACGGAAGCGACCCCAACGGCGGTTCAACCGGCCTCACCCAAATCAACCACTTCTGGTGCAAACCCACCCGCTACACCGCTAACGGCTGGCTACAAGATCAAGGCGTACTCACCACCTGCGAAGAACTCTATAACCCGGAAACAAACCTACGGGCAGCTCTTTACATTTGGACGTACAGCGCATACCGTAACCGTGACGGCTGGTCGCCGTGGCGAACCTGAAAGGAAATCTAGTGGGGAACTATCCGAGAATGTTTTTCGGCAAAGACGCATCGAATCTTCCGAAGCAACCAACCTTGTTTGAGATGATGGATGAGGCCGAAGAACTCATCCGTTTACTGCGTGTCGAGATTGAGAACGCGGAGATTGATTTGCGGTTTCTGATGATGATGCTCGCGGAGAACCAGCCGTGAGTGACGACATTGTGACCCTGCTCCGTGAACTCATGTACTACGGGACATTCCCCGATGAGTCGGTGTACGGGCGAGCAGTACTTGCCGCCGCTGACG